ATCCCCCCAATGGTTTTCAGGCCAGAATACTGCACCGCCGCAGATTGCTGTTTGATAGATCCAAAATTGATGAATTGGGCTGCTGTATCATCTAGGTTAAAAATGACACTACCAGATGACAAAAGGTTAAGTCTTGAGGCCACCGCCGCATCCCGTGGCCCATCCAGTTTGGATGGGTTGGGGGCGAGAATATCCACCAAATCGTTACCCGTGGCAGAGGCATCATCCGCCAAATCCTGAAGCCACGCATGTAAATCACCAACCGTATAAACAACGGTGCTAGCCCCAGCCTGACGGCGAATGTCCCCTGTGGTGGAAATTTGAAAATCGTCTTGAATAGCCATGATAAACCCTTATTGATCCAATTGCTGGTTGGCTGTGATTGCGACGCTGCTGGCCGTTAATGTGGCTGTTGTGCGCCATTCTTGATAAAACGGCGAACCTGTTGCTTTACGGATTACAACCTCTACGGGGATATTAGCGGTATAATTATAGCTATAAATCAAAGATGTCCCTGCAACGGTTTGATTAACTAAAACGGCCTGGGTATCGGTGCGGCGAATGAGTGCCCGTGATCCCGAGACAATGTTATCAATGGTTAAAGTTGCACTGACGGCAATATTTACAGTTATGTTGGGACCGGTATTAACAAAGGTTACACTGGGTTGAAGCTGTGCCGTAACTGCGCCGCCGCTGGTATTAATCAGCGTCAGGGTGCCGCTGACCGTTGCGCTGCGAAGATCATAGGTGCCAGCCTGATTGAATACTAGGCTCACATTATTAAACGATCGGCTGTACGTTCCAGCCACGTTCAGCGTTAATGTACCCGATTCAAAATTTGGTGCTGCCGTTGTTCCCGACAAAATGCCAGCGGTGTAAATGTAGGACTGCCCACCAGAAAAGTTTGCCGCCAGCGACCAACCGCCAATTGTCAACTCATTAGCAGAAAACGCCCAAGTGTCGCTGCTGCCAAAATTTGCAAACGTGGAAATCCATTGCCGGTAATACTGCCAAAGCTCCACAGTCGTTCTGGTAACGCTCACAGTTGCCGTGCCTGCTGCCGCGCCAGACGCAACCATGGTAATCCCAGTCAGAGCCGCCGCCTGTGATTCTGTTAGCGTTAATCCAGCAACGGCCAGCACTTGCACTGGTGTGCTTGCTGAGGCCGAAAACGATTTAACAGAAATTAAATCATCTGAACCCGGGACTTTGAAACCGTAGGCTCGCGCACGTGCTGACCACGTATAAGTGGCAGAGGGACCTTGTGTACCCGTTGAAAATCCTGTACCATTTTTTGTACTGGTTAAAAGCTGCACTTTTGATACAACACCAGAGCCGTTTGCTGTATTATTAATAAAGGTTGCGTCATTTCTAGTATGACGCAACCTTAGAACACGCCCTACAGACCCTTCCAAAAAAGTATAAGTGTCTGTAAATAAAACATTAACCACACAGCTAGAATTGTTTCTCCATCCTGTTGCGTAACCTCTATAATTACCATTCCAAGAGCCATCTCTGAACAATGGGTCAATTACGTTTACAGTTGTAGATATTTGGTTAAAATTAAAAGATAAACTAGATGGTGTTCCTAAAAAATCGTACGTCGGTGTGTCTAGCGTTATAGTTTGTCCCGTGTCGGCATTGGTCCCTATGCTGGTATTTTCAAGCCACAAGTTAGTAAATGTGCCTCTATATAAAAGAAGTTCCATAATTGCTGGTGAAGAGCGTGACAACAAACGCAAATTGGAAACCACGCTGCCCGTACTTGAAACAACCTTGTTTGAGGCAGCTACGGCTGCGGTCGTAGTAATTGATCCAATACTTTCAATGTCTAGTCCTGTGATGTTATAGACCGAACCAGCAGTTGCACCAAATGGTCCTGAGAAAAAATCATAACGCCCTGTTGTGTTCAGGATTAAGCGTGGATTTACTCCAGCTCGATCCCGAATTGCTGTAAATCCGTACCCCGCTAAAGCGTTTGCTGTATCGCCGCTGTCGAAAGTGCCTTCATAACGAACGATTGATCGCTCCGCGTGTATCACACCACCCGTAGCGCCAGCACGGGTAAAAACAACCTGACGCAAAATCGTCTTTGTGTCGGGGGCAAACCTAATCCACCCACTACCTCCCACAATTGTCATGTCTTGAAACAGATAAGTGCCGTTTCCAAGACGTTGGGCTTTTGCGGTGTTTCCTACAGCCGAAACCACAGCGTCGAGAGTGCACGGTGACGCTTGTTGCTGTTAGAAATTTTTTCAACATCAAACATTACTAGGCATCCTTTCTTTTATGCGTTCACGGTTAATTTTTATTGCGTTTTCAGTTGGTTCCCAATTTCCCCAGAGGAAAGAAGGTATACTTTTTCTCCAAGGTATGTCGGGGTCTATAATAACTGGTTTGTAATTCCGGCGAAACATTTCTTTTACCAACTGTCTGTGCCGCTCAGCGCAATATTCTAGCTTGTTGTAAAAAAATTTAATATGACCTTCGCCCAGAACATATTTTTCCGGTAAGGACTTTATACGATTCCATCGTTCAGCATTGGCCGCCATACCAAATACCCTGGGCAATTCCCGATATTCCGCAATTAGATGCTGCCGGCAAAGTTCTTCTACAGGAACGCAATTGATTCTAGTCATGGTCGGATAGAAATTGCTGGAGGTTAGGTTTAAAGTAATCTTTTCCCTTCTTGATGCGTCCAGCTTCGTCGGTAAGCGGCTTGCCGTTTTCTAATTTTGACATGTTCGAGCGATGCACCTCGTCAAAGGCTGCGTCAAATACATCTTGCAACCCTAAAGTCAAAACGGTGCCAGATATCACGTATTGGAGGTCAACCAAGGCATCTAGGGCACCAAGAAGGCTTTCTTCGTTGAAAGCCTCAGCCAATTCACCAAGTTCTTCCTGAATCAATTGCAACCGCAAAAGAAGGATGTTGCGCTTATTCTCTTTTGCACAACCATGTAATTCTGTAGCGATCAAATTTATAGCCTTGGCAACTTCAGCAAAATAGTCAAGCACCCATTTAGAAGTATATGGAAAGTCGGGAGTTTTTGGAGTTTCTACTCCAAACGCATCGTGAAATTCTTTCACGGACTTCAGGTATTTATCCATTTCTATTTCCTTTTTAAGATTACGTTTCTCGCAGCACTCAAAACACCAATCGGTAGTAATATCGGCCACAGGAGAACAATGTACAACCAAGCCAACGGAGTAAATCTTGAATTGTTACTCAGCATATAACAAAGATCCGCCAGCAATAACCCAAATAATAAAAACAGGGCTCCTAAAGTAGGAATGCTGAAATAAACACCACTGACTTCCATGTTACTTCCCCTTCAAAACTTTGGTTTTACCAAGATTTGAACCATAACGGAGACTTTGCAAAGATATTGTCTTAATTTGTCTCCCATCAACAACCACAACTTTGTTCAAAGATTGCTCAAGGAAGTAAGTGCCAACTGGCTGCGTCGCGGGATTGTTAGCCGGATTCAAAAGCATGCAGCAGAGGATTATGGTGTTCATCAGTATCTCCATTTATGAATATATCGTTTTGGTGGGAAAGCACAGCTACTGTGGCCAGAAGGGTCAAAAACTTCTACGCAACGCTTTGTGGAGTAGCTTTCGTACAAAATAGGTAAATTGGCATAAAACCAAATTGCATAAAGCATCCCAGCTATTGGTAAAAAAGCGGCGATAAGGTGTTTCACTTGCTTCTCCTTTTCTTATTGAGGCTTTACTACACTTCTAAACAAAAGGCAACAACTTTCTAAAAGTGCTAGTCTTCTTCACGGAATAGCCACCGTCAGCATATTCATCACACGTAGCAATCCGCTGTTCGCTCTTGAGGGAGGGGTGAAGTTTCCCCAAGAATTTCCCCAAGGAGGTAGCGCAGCCGCGCCGGGTAATGTTGAACCGCTTTGTGTACTCCACATAATCATCTATCACGTCATGTTTCAACACCATCGGTTGCCAGCCTTCACCGTTGGTGATCTGCGCACCTTCGGTCAACCGCTGGTACCACCATTCCTCCTCTGTGCTCAGGGAGAGAAGTTTCTGTTCGTGGAGGGCGTTGGTAGTGGGAACAGTCCGCACCTGAAACTCAGAGATGTCCCTGCTGAGCAATAAGTGTAGCAAGGCTTCATACCCGCCAGCCTTCAGCTGATTCTCTATCTTGGCAAAATACTTTGTGTCTTGTTTATTCCGCTCACCAACATCAAGGACAAAAAACCGCCGCTCATCACCGCCGGCAGGGATCACGTGAGAATCGTTCGAGGCCATAATCAAGTGGACGTAGTTGCGGGCAGCTTCAGCGTCAACGCCTTTTGCCTCGATAGTTATCGTTTCCTCTGTGATAAGGGTTTTTAAGATTGAGGAGTGCTTTTTGTCCCCAGCGTAGAACGCTTCATCAGCGAAAAGAACAATGACGTCCCGCAAGTGGGAGTTGAAGTTACCCACAAGGTGCGAGGGGTTGCTGATGTGGAGGAAATGCCGTCCGAAAAGGTGTCCGAAGTGTTTTGCGAAAAAACTTTTCCCAGTGCCTCTACCACCACGCAAGACGATAGCAGTCTCTCCAGCCGTAGCGGGCTGCTGTATTGCCCGCGCCATCCAGTTGAGGAGATACTGAAAGTGCTCCTCATTATCGCTGCAGACGTTCTTCTGAAGGTGAGTAAGGAACAACGAGCAGTCCCCAGGGCGTGACTGGCAAGCGAACCCCTTCCAAAGGTTATACGCTCCCGGCACTTCCTTTCCTGGGGCGAAGACGATTGTATCAAACTGCCTTCTCTGGGGATGCTTGAGCCAAAATTGCCCGAGGGGTTTTGTTTGAGGTTGTCCATTTACGCCTGTCCCTATGATTATGTCTATGTTGCAGTAGAAGTTTCTAAAGTCATCAAAAGACTGGCGGGTCAGGCGTGTTCTCGATAAAGACTCGTCCCAAACCTCCTCAATAATCCGGCATTTTCCTCCGATGTTCCTGACAACAGCGTGCTTCTCGTTCAGCTTCCTGAACCATGGGTTTATGGCCTCCTCTTTTGCCCTTTCTATCTGCCGCTTGGCATACTTCTCTGCGTTTACTCCTTTATCTATGACCGATTCACTTATGGCAAAATCTGGGTCAGTGATAATTGAATAGATAACGTCGTCCGGTACATTGCAACGGACAAGGTTGCATAGCGCATCAAAAAGCCAGTTGGAACGGGAATTGTCGCCAGTTTTCGGCTCATCGGGGTGATTACCCTGAACAATAATAACCTTCACTCGATCCGGCACAGACCATTTATCAAGTTCAGCAACATCCGACATCCGCTCTATGTTGCCGCTGATTTGAACAAGAGGGGTTGAACTACCAGAGTTAAATCCCTTCTCTTCTGGGATTTGTACCGTTGTGGCAGGAGAGAATTGCGTCAATGGGTAAGTAGAGTCATTGAACTCTATCAACTCAGCGACTGTTGCCGTCCTACCTTTTTTCAGCTTGCGTGCATCAGGGATGTTTACGCTCCCGGGCAACCGCATAATCCTATCAATGTTGTGGCAATTATCAGCCCCGAACAGCACCTCCAGCTGCTGGTTATATTGCTTCGCCCCTTCTGCCAGAGTAATGTCACCATTGATGACAATTGGCTCTTTCAGCTTCCAGAATGCTTGGTAGCCACCGCCGGAAAAAATTATCACGCTGGGAGGCGGTACGCCTTCGGGCAGCTTTGTTGTTAATAATCCGTAACAGCGAGTCTTTTCGTCCTCTAAGTTTTCTCCTGCCCGGGGATCAATATCTACGTGCAGCCAAGGCACTTCCTTGATGTCTTCCCGCTCTGCCTTTTTGCTTAAATCGTTGATCGTGGTATTGACGTGGAAATATAAATTTCTTAAAGCGTTGGTCTCCTCTTGGTCCATGGGTTCTTACAGCGATTCAGACTGATAGAAAGGCCATAGCTACAAAGACGTTTCGTCCCAAAGACGAGGACGCTCTTGTTGCTT